CAGCGATGGCTCGGATATCATATTTAATTGGAATAAGCAAGGCCGCCCATACCGGACAATATTCTGAGAACATTATAATTGACCGCGAAGATGTGGATAGTACCGGCAATTCTGGATGATAGAGATAAGACAGCGGTATCAATACGGGACATATTAAGGGTGCCACTTGGCTGGTGTTCTTCGGGTTTTAGGGCGAAGGAATACACGTTGATGCCCTTGTGGTACATATCAGGGGAATTCTCGTGGTGTTGGTAGGGTTGGACTAACGAGAAATATTCGCCTTGTCTGGTGGCAAAGCGATCATTCCCGTTGAGCATTATTTTTGCCTGCATTACAGGGTTCTTAGAGACGACATAGTTATTGAAAGTGCTGTCATCATCAACATCATAATCTTTTTCAGCAGTTGAAAAGTTATTCCAATATACAGCCTTGGTATTATCTGAATTTTTGATAGCCCATACAAGTTCTTTGCAGGGATGATTGAAGTTCATACGTAAGCTCTTCATAGAATCGGGATTTGAACCAGAAGAAGTTATAGTGTCGGTGCCGGTGAATTGTAGCTGTTCTATTAAATATTCGTGAGATAATTGAGCGAATCTTCGGCGTTCATCGGTATCTAAGAATATGTAATCAACCCATAAAGTGGGATCTTCAATTGTAATGGATGTAGAAAAACCGTTGTTTGTGACACCTGTGTCTGCTATATCATTCTCTATACAATAATTTTTAGCACTTGTATCGCAAAGATTTGTGCCAGATTCATATTCTATGTTAATTTTAACTTCGTGATATTGAAGGGCGATTAAAGGAAGTGCCAAGCCTACATTACGGCAGAACCAGAACTCTAAGGGAACATATAATTCATATGATTTACCCGCCGGCAATTTAGTACAGCAGTTCTCTACGTTGGCACCAATCATTTTATAGTAGCCTTCGCGCTTGCCATAAGGTAGCGAAAGTTCATTCCAGATGTAAAGCCATTCCGAATAATGTTTATCTATGCGTTGTCCACCAATTTCTAATTCTACGGTTTTCAATAACTTTTGGCCGACATTTGGAACTAAAGCCATATTTGCGGAATCGTGAGTATTTTTTAATTTTCCGTAGAAATACACTCTGTGTATTAAATCACCGTTGCGAGTAATTTGATAGGTGGCGCGAGAGCCTAGCGAATTACTTCCCGAAGCGGTTTGTTGGATAGCTTCAATAGCGAAGTTAGTATGACGACGATAAACTACTTTGAAAAAGGTAATTTGAGGATTACCGGTTAAATAAACATCCTGAGCACCATAAGCTACTAATTGAAGAAGACCACCACCCATTTACGCTATATTCTTTATACTATTAGAGGAGAAAAAAAAAAGAAACTTTATAGCAATTTAACAACATATATAAATAAATATATAATATAATTTAATTGGAATAAGCAAGGCCGCCCATACCAGACAATATACGAAGTACATTATAATTTACAGCATAAACGTGAAGATTCTTTGAAATGCCAGCATTAGCAACTGTGTAGCTAGTACCAGTTTGGTCAATCTCTAAATTGAGAACAGCGGTATCAATACGAGACATATTGAGAGTGCCACTTGGCTGGTGCTCTTCCGGTTTTAGGGCGAAGGAATACACGTTGATGCCGGGGTTGGAGGGGATATTTTCGTGATGTTGGTAGGGTTGTATTAAATTGAAATATGAGCCTGGTCTTGCAGAAAAGCGATCATTACCGTTTAATACAAGTTTGGCAGATTTTATGGGATTAGTTGAAGTAATTGCGCTTGTAGGATTATATAATACCGAAGAAGATAGACCGTAGGTATTAACTGCGCTTGAATAATTAACCCAGTTATTATTAATTACGTACTTATCAGTAGCAGTAGAGGTGTGATCGGAAGAGCAGAACCAGACTAACTCTTTGCAAGGGTGATTGAAAGATAATTTAGGTTTAATGGCTGCAGCAGCCGAGGATATACTTTCAGTACCGGTGAATTGTAGCTGTTCTATTAAATATTCGTGGGATAATTGAGCGAATCTTCGGCGTTCATCGGTATCTAAGAATATGTAATCAACCCATAATGAAACAGACGATAGGGGGTTGATTGGATTAGCAGTACCTCTGCAATTCTCATTTGTTTCAAAGAGGATGTTAATTTTAACTTCGTGGTATTGTAGAGCGATTAAAGGAAGGGCTAAACCTACGTTGCGACAGAACCAAAACTCTAAGGGGATATATAGATTAGCACCAGCAGTAGAAGTTCCTATTGTCGCGAGCATATCATTAGCACCTACCATCTTTTTATAGGCATCTTTCTTTGATATGGGAAGCGAGAGTTCATTCCATACATACATCCAGTGAGAATAATGCTTGTCTATCTTTTGACCACCGATTTCAATTTCTACATAGTTTATTAAACGGAGACCGAAATAAGGACATACTGTATTAGTGCCCGAATAATAATTAACAACAGATAAATACATACGGTGTATTAAATCGCCATTACGAGATATTTGGCAGGTTACACGATTGCCAAAGTTGGGAGTTCCGTTAAAAGTTTGTTGGATAGCTTCAATAGCAAAGTTAGTATGACGACGATAAACTACTTTGAAAAAGGTAATTTGCGGATTACCGGTTAAATAAACATCCTGAGCACCATAAGCTACTAATTGAAGAAGACCACCACCCATTTACGCTATATTCTTTATACTATTAGAGGAGAAAAAAAAAAGGAAATTATATAACACGACTCTTTTATAATTTTTATTATAGTTGATATCTTTATTATATTTTTAATTGGAATAAGCAAGGCCGCCCATACCTGATAATATACGAAGGACGTTGTAATTGACCGCGTATATATTGATGCCTTGGTATGAATGATTAGTTGGAGCTGGATTAGCAGTAACCATCAAAGTTGCGGTGTCAATACGAGACATATTGAGGGTGCCGCTCGGTTGGTGCTCTTCGGGTTTTAGGGCAAATGAATACACATTTATAGAATTGTGTACGGGAACGTTGGTGTGATGCTGGAAGGGTTGAACATAATTGAAATAATCGCCTTCTCTTACCGCAAAACGATCGTTGCCGTTTAATTGGAGGATGGCATTCGCGAAAGGGTTGCTATTTGTCGCAGGTTTGACACCTGATATAACTAAATAGTTTGATGTACGCTGTCCTCCTAGTGCTGCAGATTTACCATAAGCTAACTCATATGCTTTCTCGTCGTCTGCCGCGTCCAAGTTGGTGTAATCATACCATCTGGTTTTATTAACAGTAGTGGAAGAAGGGGCTACTTTTGCGACCCATATGAGTTCTTTGCAAGGGTGATTGAAGTTGAGCTTGATTCTGTTGGTGCCGGCAACTAGGGGTTCAGTGCCGGTGAATTGTAGCTGCTCTATTAAATATTCGTGGGATAATTGAGCGAATCTTCGGCGTTCATCAGTATCTAGGAAGATATAATCAGCCCATAAAGAGATATTTTTAATTTCTTCAAAATCGGTTAATGCACCATTGCTTCCAAGAGATATGCAGTTGGGCTTAGTTTCAAAATCTATTTTTACTTTGACTTCGTGATATTGAAGAGCGATTAAAGGAAGCGCGAGACCTACATTTCGGCAAAACCAGAACTCGAAGGGGATATATAGAGTTGTCTCAGTTATAGCGGAATTAACAAAGCCGCCGTTTAATATATCTTTGTCGGCACCGACCATAGTATCATATGCATAGCGTTTGCCGATAGGAAGAGATAATTCGTTCCAGATGTAAAGCCAATCAGAATAATGCTTATCTATTTGTTGGCCACCAATTTCAATAACAACGGATTTTATTAAGCGCAACCCGAGATAATTTTGGTATGTGCTGGTACTTGCGGCTTGTGCGGTTTTCTTTTTAGGGACATCAACCTGTAAATACATACGGTTTATTAAATCGCCGTTGCGTGATATTTGGCAGGTTACAGTATTACCGTATCCGGCATTACCGTTGAAAGTTTGTTGGATAGCTTCAATAGCAAAGTTAGTATGACGACGATAAACTACTTTGAAAAAGGTAATTTGCGGATTACCAGTTAAATAAACATCCTGAGCACCATAAGCTACTAATTGAAGAAGACCACCACCCATTTACGCTATATTCTTTATACTATTAGAGGAGAAAAAAATATAGATTATATGACACAAAAATTATTTTTATTATATAAACCTTAATATTTATAATTCAAATATAATGATGTTTAAAGAGAAGTCATCTAAAAAAAAAATAACAACAGATATAAATGAAACTGTTACTTTGGACGCGATGCATAATAATATGATAAAGGATTTTGAGAAGAGCGATAAGGAAAAGATATACTATCTTGAAAAACTGAGTTATTGCGAAGAAAAGAAAATGGAGATATTAAAAAGTATAAATAGTACAGCAGATAAAGAACTTAATAGTCGGCTTTGGTTCAGTAATATAGAGTTGAACGAGCAGATAATAGATATTAAAAGTAAATTGAATGAACTCAATAATTTAGATGAAATAGAGTATTACAAGAATACTAGCGATATATTATTTCAATATTACGATACCGTAAATAAGCAATCGGATATTAATCAGAATATCAACTTTATCAAAGAGGCTTGTAATAAACCGAAGATATACAAGAAGGAATCCAAAAAAAAGCGAAGTATGAGTATTAATACAAACACTATTAATGTATTAGAGGCTCTTAATAACATAGATAATAAGAAGCTTGTAAAAGAAAATAAATGCGCGGATAGCGATATATGCGATAAAACGGATGCCAATAAAACTAAGGAAGAAATAAACGATAATGATACTAGCAAGATATATGACAAGAGTACCTTGGTAGATAAATATATGGCTATAATAAACAATAGATATGTTAGAACAGTTGAGGACGAAAACATAGAGATATGTAAGGTTTGCAAAAATAGTATGACGTGTCTCCAACACGATGCTATAATTGTATGTAGTATCTGCGGATATCAGGAGCTTCTCTTGGTAGAGCAAAATAGACCGATATTAAAGCAGAATACTAAGGATACATCGCATTTTTGTTATAAGAGGATTAATCATTTTAGGGAGTGGTGCAATCAGGTTCAGGGAAAAGAGAGTACGGATATACCTGACGAAATATTTGAAAAGATTTTAACGGAAATTAAGAAAGAGAAGATAACTGACCTGAAAAAAATAACCTATTTAAAAATGAGGGATATTCTTAAAAGATTGAGAATAAACAAGTATTACGAGCATATCAATTATATTATAAACAGAATCAACGGAATACCTACGCCGCAATTCAGTCCTGAATTGGAGGATAAGCTATGTAATATGTTTAGAAGCATCCAGGCGCCTTTTTTGAAACATTGTCCGAAAGATAGAAAGAATTTTTTGTCATATAGCTATGTTCTCTATAAGTTCTTTCAGATACTCGGGCTCAACGAATACCTCAAATATTTTCCATTATTGAAAAGCAGAGAAAAGCTCTATGT